CACTTCATAGCTACCTATGGCACACTTTGCAATGACACCAACTGCGTTTTCCAAGTCTTCCGGGAAGTCCGCCTTGTAGTGTTCAGATATGAGGTTCAAGGCCTTTTCGATTTCTTCCGCGTCAACTTTCTTCTCGAAGTTGATATCTTCCGTTCCAAGATATGCTTGAAGCGCTTTCAATGTCTTGTCATTCATTTGATTCCCTTTCCCCTTATAAAACAAAAATGATTGTTTGTTCGCCGGTAGGTCAACAAGCGAAATTTCCTTTAGTTTTATATCCTTCAACTTTCCTCGTTTTGCCATTGCTTACCGCCTTTCAATCGACTTTCGCATAACCCGCCATACTATATCCAGTGAGATTCCCAGCCTTTATATCCTGCCACAACTTCTTGTCAAGCACTCTCGTCACAAGCACCCATGAACCTTTCCTGACTTCTCGCTTATTGATAGTGAAGTCAACTGGGGCGATGTAGTTTTCAAGTATCTTCACCTTGACTTTCTTACCTTTGTGCATCACCTTAAAAGTCTGGACATTCTCCATGAAATCATAGGCGGCCTTCTTTATCTCTTCGGCACTCGCCTGATCGCCCTGCGCATCCTCAGTGTCTGGCTCGTACACAATGCCATACACGATTTGCTCATCTCCTTTTTCAATCGGGACAAGCTCAATGTCCTTTTTGATCTCCTCCCCCTCGTTATTCTTTATCTCCACCTTTTCTATCTTGGACACAGGCCGCAGGATAAGATCATAAAGAGATATTCCAACACCCTTAAAATTATGTGCATGTCTAAGTTTGATTTGTTTGTCAGTTTGTTCCTTGAGAATTTCCGTAATTGCATTTTTAAGAATATCCTTATTATCTTCAAGAAACTTTTGCATTTTAGCTGAATCGATCGACTGTATCATTACATTGACTTCGTCAGCCTTTGTAAAATTTTCATCTAAAACAATATAATTCTGAATGACATCCATTTCACTAAGTAATGGGAGATCAATCCCATCCGTCTTTGCTTGCATACTCTGCTTGAAAGCCTGCCTGTCTATGTCACAAGTGCTATGCTGCAGACTCCTGCTGGAGGAATCCATTTCTTTCTTGAGCAGCCTGTACTTGGCGATAAAATCGCTGCGCTTGAAGCAGCCGACAATCTCCCTACTGTTCTTCGCAAAGTGTCTATCCCAGAATGTCGCAATCTTGAAATTGAGCCGCTTCAGCTCTAAATCGGATGCATTAGAAAGACGTTGTTTTGTAATTTCTTCTATTCTCATTATCACAACACTCCAAATTTCCTCAATTTCGGATGGGGCTTTTTCAGTTGCTCAGAAATCGCCTTATTATCCACGACCGGAAGCATACAGCAGCGACATCTCGGATGAACTGGAATTATGCCGGCTCCCTCACCAACCTTGTATTTAGTTCCGTTCAAGGCCCCGCATATCTCACAAGGATTGTCAGCATTGCTGAGCTCAACCTCCTCAACACCAACTTGCTTAAGGCCCTGACAGTAGCCTATGTTTTGCGCCCTTGCTGTCTCGGTACGTGCAATGTTCTCCATACGCAGTCTGTGTGTCTTGTTGACATAACCCATAACTGCCCTGTTAATCTGAGCAGCGGAATAGCCAGGATGTTTCTCCGCCAGTAATTTACGATAGTTAATAATTGACTTCACCTGGTTAGAAGTCAGGCCGATAAGGGGTCTCAGTCTTCTTGCGATCTTTGGCATCGAGTGACCCTCCTTGATTCCGTATTTGACGTATGTGTTAATCCCTTCTTTAGTCTTTGCTGTGACCCCGACAACCAGTTTGGAGCAGAATTTATCGACTGCCCTAACTGCCTGAACATTTATGACATCAAAACTTCCCGCGACGGCTAAGTGTCTGTAGGCAGCATTGCCACTTGTTTGCATTATCTCTAAAGCCGCAGGCTTGATTGTCCTTATGCCTTCGCTCTGAACAAGCTCCCAGTCTGTCAGATTAACCGTCGCTTGCCCTACGGAGGCTGCAGACTTCTGGTACCTCTCCGACAGATCACGCCTTACTTGTTTTTGCATATAATCCATCCACCCCCGCACGGTGACCCGTAGAAGCCTTTCATTGCTTCTCATAAGACTGCTTAGGATATTTCCAATCTTAGGCATTTAATCCTTCCTGCGTAAATTTGGTAATCATATCCTCTATGTAAAGAGCAATTTGATCCCGCTTAAACTGCTTTGAACGCTCCTTTTTCTTGTTTGTATATCTACTTTTACAGCAGTGTATTTTGAGCTTCTCCTGCAGCTGTGACAAACAAGCATATACAAATTGCTCTTTGCATAGAGGACATTACTCTATTTCTCGATGAATTTCACTTTCAGATTCAAGCTCGTCATTTTCTTTGCTAAGCTTAGATTCTGTATCAGCTTCACCGGCCTCAATAAGATTTGACTGTATGTAAAACTTGTCCCCTTCGACATAGGGTTTCTTTCCAAGCTCGTTGCGTGCCTCGTTAGGCGTCAGCAGGCCAATACCAACGGCCTTTGTCATCCTGTCAACCAATGCATCGTAGTTCTTCAAATCAATATCATTGAATTTGAACCTGTATATTTCTGAATTCAACAGTTTGCTATTTATGATTTCCTCAAAGTCAAGCTGCAACGGTTCTACAACGCTCTGTATGTAGACTTCCATAGTCTCTTTCGTGGATTCGCCGCCAAGCGGACCTGTCACTTTGACACCGACCCTTTCAGGCGGCATCGAATACGCAATCAGTATGTTCTCGCGCCTCGACTGCTCGTACAGTCTAAAGCTTCCTTCCTTGACGTCGACGCCGAGCTTGTCGTAAACTAACTTACTGTGAGTATCTTTAGTAGAATTTGGTGTCTGTATAACTAAAGTGCGGTGTGCATTTGAACTGCCCTTAATCTCTTTATCCAGAAAATCCTGGAGTTTCTTCTCAGCACCATCCTCCCATTCACCCTCAAGAGTAATCAAAGCTGCGGGAATGCCATAGTTCTCAAAGAAAGACAGATTGTAATCACGCAAGCCGATCAGACCGGTTATGTCACCAACTGCCGAAATGCAGTTCGGAACGCCATAATAATCGGATTTCGGATAATAGTTCTTGTAGAATATCAACTCATTCGCACTATCCCTTCCCCTGCCGGCGATTTCCTTACCCGTCTTGACGGAGATGTTCTGGGTCTCACCGAATTTCCTGAACCATACTTTCTTGTTGTTGCGGACTTGACAGTATTTTATTTTTGACTTGTGAACCTTCAGCGTGTGCGCAGGCACATGATAGATATCCGCAACGTCTTGCTTGTTATTACGTGCAACTTCAAGACCACAATATCCGAGTGCGCCCCAGTCAATCAGCAGGCACTTCAGTACAGTACGGAATGAATCTTCGACATCCGATTTATCCTTAACGAACTCTTTCAGGCGATTCAGCTCTGCTTGATTGTCTTTCTTGCCTTCTTGCAAACGAAAAGTCCAACCAAGGCCAGCAACATCGCTCGCAAGCTGATTAACGCAACGAAACAATATGGGATTTGACTCATATAGAGTCCAAAACGATGTGGGCGAATAAGGCGGCGAAACCAAATCATTCTGCAGCATCCATTTGTTCGTAGATTCTGAAAGCTGCTGCGAACTGCTTTTCTTCGACTCGGCCTTCTGGAGCAGCCCATACGGAAAAATTCCTTTCGAGGTCTCGACAAAAACGCGTCCCTTCTTTATTTTCCTTTTAGTCATTTTGTGATTCCATATTTGACATTATTTCTTTCTCCTGAACCCAAGCCTCCACAGCAAATCCGCAATTTCCCTTGCGATTCGATCCACCTTTTCCTCCGATATGCTCCAATTCTCCGCGTGCAGACTTTCGTGCAGAACAGTCTCAAGCCCGTTCTTTGTGTTAATGTCAGCCAATATAAATATAGTCGGTGGCTCTCCCAGCGGATTATCACATACACCATCAATAGATCCGGAGAAATCCAACCTATACTTAACACCATTAAATCTATGAGTCCTGACTTTCGCCATCTGAACTGGCATACCTTTCTGATATTGTAGGCCAAAAACGTTTTGCCTTTCCCTCCGATGCAGGCTCGAACAAAATGTACTTATGCTTATGCTCCTTGAGCCATGCCTTTGCCTGCGATACCGTAAATTTATCCTTCGGGAATCTGATGGCTTGCAGCTCCGTTGCCGCTCCTGGCTTGGACTTTAATGGTCCTCCATATA